ATTCATACTTGAAAAATACTCAAGATATGCAATTATACACGCAGAAGTTCCAAACAGCTCTAACAGCTTTTGCTAATGAGCAGATGGGACGTAAACGAAGAGATGAGTATACTGATGGTGTACTAAGAGTACCTTTACCATCGGCAGACCCAAAGGCCTAAGGAGGGCATAAAACATGGCGATAAATCAAGCAGTATGTGCTTCATTTAAACAGCAGCTCTTAGCGGGTGATCACGATATTGATAATGATACAATCAAGTTAGCCCTTTACACAGATTCTGCAACATTGAATGGAAACACAACAGCGTTTTCAGCTACTAACGAAGTAGGTAACTCAGGTACTTACACAAGTGGTGGAGCGCAATTAACAAGTCCAACAATTGGATTAACAAAAACAAGTGCAACAGCATCAACAGCTTTTGTAGACTTTGCAAATTTAAGTTTTACTTCAGCTACTATTTCTGCACAAGCAGCGTTGATATACAACAATAGTGCAGGTAATACAAATGCAGCTATTGCAGTTTTGGACTTTGGTAGTGTAAAGACATCAACAAACGGCACATTTACAATCGCATTCCCAACTAACGATGCATCAAGCGCTATATTAAGATTATCTTAATTTAGAGAGGTACTCTTATGTCCAATGGGTGGGGTGATGGTGTATATGGACATGGTAATTGGAATCAACAAGCCAACGCCACTGTCACAACTATAACTGGAGTATCGTCAACTTCTGCTGTCTCATCTGTATCTGTTGAAGCAACAATAGGTTCTGGTTGGAGCAGAGACGCATGGAATAGTTTAGGTTGGGGCGTTGCTTATTCTGTACAACTTACTTCAGCATCAAGCACATTTTCATTAGGATCGACATCTCACGTAGCTGATGCACTGGTCAGTCCGACAGGTGTATCTGCAACAACAGCTCTGGGCACAGCAACAGGTGAACCAGAACACGTAATTTTCCCAACAGGTTTAACGTTTGAAACACAACTATCTGGAGCGCTATCAATTGAAGAGGGCGCAGGAGTTGTTTTACCAAGCTTACTTACATCTTTTGCAGTAGGTGATGAGACTGGATCTGGTACGGTCGATGTGGGTTGGGGTAGAGCTGAATGGGGTTCATTCGCATGGAATGAAAACATAGAATTTTTTGCTAATGCAACTGGCGTTAGTATGTCCTCTGCATTAGGAACCACCACACAAGAAGTAGGAACTGGAGTCATAGTATCTGTCACTGGTGTCAGTATGACAGGTGCTTTAGGCACGACCTCACAAACAGGTACAGCTGTAGAAACTTTAGGCAGTTTAACAGTAAGTGCAGCTCTATCAGGTGCTACGGTATCTGGTGAAGGTAGTGTAGCTGTCGTTGCCCCTTCAGATCAATTAGATTTTGCTATAGGCACACCTTTTATAGATATCTTCACACAGATTGATCCAGTGCCTGTCACGATGACTTCTGCTGCAGGAACGGCGACAGTAGAAGCTGATTGTAATGTTACACTAAGTAGTGTAGCTATGAATAGTGCTTTAGGCACACCTACTATTCAAACAGGAACAGGTATTATTGTATCTGTTTCGACAGTTGCAATGACTTTCACTCCTGGAACGGTAACGCCATCAGGAGAGGCAGTGGTTGATTTGACTGGAGTTAGTTCAACATTTGAATTAGGACAGGTGTTTAGCACTCCTTGGGCGAACGTGGTAACAGGGGCAAGTAACACATGGACGGAGGTTGACGCAGCATAATAGCTGATATATATTTATAAAAAATGAGCACATATACTGATAGATTAAAAATAGAGCTTATGGCTAGCGGTGCTAATGCCAATACTTGGGGCACAAGAACAAATAATAATTTAGAGCTTATTGATACTTTTGGAAATGGATATCTTGCAAAATCTGTTGCAGGTTCGGCAAACGTAACCTTAACGACAGGTAATGCTGATCCCTCTGCAGAGTCCGCAAACAAAGTCATAGAGTTTACAGGAGCGTTGACAGGAGACATACACGTGTTCATTCCAGCTGTCGAGAATAATTATATATTTTTTAATAACACTACTGGCTCACAAACTTTAAAAGTTTGCGCAACAGGTCATGCAGCTAACGCAATAACAATTACTCAGGGTGCACATACGATTGCATACAACAATGCAAGTAATAAAATGGTTGACCTTTTTTCTAACTCACTTGGCACTGTAAGTTTTAAAGGTGTAGGTAATGTTGCGGGTAACGTGACTGTTAGAGCTAACGGTCAGATAGTTGCATCCTCTTTTACTGGTAACGGCTCAACATTAAGCGGCGTGAGCACTTTACCACAAAATACACAAATGGTTTTTTTACAAGCTTCAGCCCCAACAGGTTGGACACAAAATACAACTGCCGCTTTAAATAAGTCTACATTAAGAATTATTACATCAGGCACTGCGGGAACAGGGGGATCAGATGACTTTGATGCAGTTTTTACAAGTTCAAAAACGACCGCTGGTTCTGCGTCATGTGATATATCTCCTCTAACTGTTGGTGGTGGAACTGTATCTGATCATACTTTATCGACACCAGAAATACCAAGTCACACTCATCCATACTTAAGTGGAAACCCAATGGTATCTAGACAATCTGGATCAACACAAGTTTTGTCTGGTTCAACAAACAGTTCTAATAGCACAGGAGGTGGCGGTAGTCACACACACCCTATTACAGGAGCAGGATCAGTTTCAGGAACTGTTGCTGCACCATCAGTTGCATTTTCAGTTCCAGCAATGGACATAAAACATTCAAACGTTATAGTTTGTAGTAAGGATTAATATGGCAAGCACTTATTCAGATAGATTAAAATTAGAATTGATGGAAACAGGGGCAAATGCTAATACCTGGGGAGATAACACTAATACAAATTTACAATCTGTAGATACTTTTAATGCAGGTTATTTATCAAAATCTGTAGCAGGATCATCAAATATTACCTTATCCACTGCTAACGCAGACCCTAACTCTGAAGCTGCTAATAAGGTCATAGAATTCACAGGGGCTTTGACAGGGTCTATAACCGTTTTTGTTCCTGCGGTAGAATCAAATTATATTTTTTTTAATAATACTACAGGATCTCATACACTTACAGTAGCTCCTACGGGACATGCCTCTAATGGTGTAGCAATCACGCAAGGTGCTCACACTATCATGTACAACAAAAGTAATAAAATGGTGGATTTGTTTGCTAATTCATTTGGTAATCTCTCTGCTAAAGGTAAGATTCAAATTGGTGACAACATAGCTTTAAATGCAAATGGTGTTGTCGCTGCAACAACTATTACTGGTGATGGAACTGGCTTAACAGGTGTTGAAGAGTTTGTAGCAGGTACAAAAGCTACCTTTGTGCAAACTTCTGCACCAACAGGTTTTACCACAGATACAACTTCAACACTCACAGAGTGTTGTTTACAAGTGGTTAACGGCACAGGTGGAGGCACAGGTGGTTCAGATACGTTTAGCTCTGTTTTTACAGGATCTAAAGCTGCGTCAGCACCCTCTGCTCCAATTGACATAAGCAGTCTTTCTTTAACAAGCTCACTTTCTGCTGGATCTACAACTTTATCTACGCCTACCATACCAAGTCATACTCATACTGCGAGTGCGGGTGGTGGAGGAACTAGACCCCAGATTACAAATAGAACTGGTCCTAAGACCACAAGATTATCTCCAACAGGTGCTACCTCTGGTAGTGCAGGTAGTGGAGGAAGTCACTCACACAACGTATCAGGTATCAGTTTAACTGGCACGTTAAATGCACCAGTATCTGCGAGTGTGCCTAATATGAACTTAAAATTTACGGATAGTATAATAGCAACAAAGGATTAAAAAATGGCAAGTACATATTCAGATAGATATAAATTAGAACTTCAAGTCACAGGTGCTAACTCAGGCACATGGGGCCAAAATACGAACAATAATTTAGAAGTTATTGATGCGTTTACTAATGGTTATTTAGCAAAAAGCGTTGCTGGTTCCGCTAATGTAACTCTTACCACTGGTAACTCAGATCCGTCAGCAGAAGCGGCTAATAAAGTCATTGAATTTACAGGTGCATTAACAGGTAACATTCATGTCTTTTTACCTGCGGTAGAGTCTAATTATATTTTTTTCAACAACACAACGGGTTCGCATACACTAAAAGTTGTAGCCACAGGACACGCTGCAAACGCTATTGAGTTAGTTCAAGGATCACACACGATTGCTTACAACAATGGTAGCAACAAAATGGTCGATTTATTTGCAAACTCTCTTGGTGATTTAAGCATAAA